CACGGACGTGTCCCTTTCAGTCCAATGAGGGCGCCCGGTTGCTGTCCACGGTTCCAACACACGCGTTACTGATCAACTTCGTGATCAACGACAGCGCGAGTGTTCGGGCAGGTTGTGCGTGGAGCGTAACGGGCTGGCTTCCAAAATCCGGGAATTTATTGTTACAACGGAATTTGGCCCAGAACACAACCTGGGAGTTTATAATAACAATGTGGACACCATTGAGCGTGCGTTTACTGAGCGGTACTTCCTTTGTAAGGAAGGTACTCAGTTCCGACCGGCTCTCGCTGTCCACGCCCGTGCTTTTCAGATTGAGCACATGCGCCAGTTTCAAAACTTGGTATGCTCAAATATGCCCAAGCTTCCCCGCATTAGCCGTCAGCAAGTTGTTGACACCTATAGTGGGCCTAAGCGTCGAGTGTATGAGCAAGCCATGTTGAGCTTGGCCATGGATCCTTTGGATGAAAGAGACTCGCGATTAACCTCTTTCGTTAAATTTGAAAAGCAGGATGTTGGTAAGGCTCCCCGGATTATAAATCCGCGGAGCACCCGGTACAACCTTGAGTTAGGTCGATATCTCAAGCTTGCCGAGCACCACTACTTTGCATCTATCAATGAAGTGTTCCATAGTTGCACAACCCACACTGTTATCAAGGGGTTGAATGCGGACAGGAGCGCGGAGGTGTTGCATGATAAGTGGCGTAGATTTGCCAACCCTGTAGCGTTAGGGTTGGATGCGAGCAAGTTTGATATGCATGTGAGTGTACGTGCTCTTAAGTACGAACATCAATTCTACACTAGATTATTCCCTGGTGATAGAGTGTTGAAGAAGCTGTTGCGGTGGCAACTGGTGAACAAGGGGACAGCGTATGCTGACGATGGTAGAGTGAAATTTACCATGGTTGGCACACGCAGTTCCGGAGACTTGAACACTAGTTTAGGTAACTGCTTACTCATGTGCTCCATGATATATGCGTATGCTATGTCACGGGATACGAAAATCGAGTTAGCCAACAATGGTGACGACTGTGTTGTCATCATGGAGAGCGCCGACCTCAGACGGTTCGAGGTCGGACTATCTCAGTGGTTCCGTCGTAGAGGGTTTGCTATGACGGTGGAGGAACCAGTCTATGAATTCGAGGAAATTGAGTTCTGCCAGACACACCCGGTGCAATTGAGCACTGGGTGGCGCATGGTGCGCAATGTCACCTCCTGTATGACCAAGGATCCAATGTGTATGATATCAATTCCAAACACGCAAGTGTTGAGGAAGTGGTACCATGCTGTTGGACTCTGCGGAACCATATTAACCACAGGTGTACCGGTGCTGCATAGTATGTACTCCGTATTACTCAGGTACGGCCAAATATGCTCACCCCAAATGATGAGATACGTGTTCAAGAACCGATCTCAACTTGGGCTGGCTACTAATGTGAAGGTTGCGAAAGTAACCGATCGTGCTCGCGTTAGTTTTTACTACGCTTTTGGTATTACACCAGATGAGCAGGTAGCCATTGAGTGGTACTATAATAATTTGTCGCTGGAATTGAGTATGTCACAGCCTATCCATCGTGATGTACTTGTCGTAGCAACAGGGAATAACATAGTGACCAAATTATTTTAACTATGCCAACCACAAACCAGAAACGGATGCGACGTAAAATGCGCAGAAAGACGAAAAATAAGCCAGTGTCTAGGGGAGACAGGGAGGTAAGCGCCCTTGGCAAGGCGCTGCGTTCCCTTGGCAGTGCGGGTGGATCGGCCCTTGGCGCTCTAGCTGGGGCACCAATGGCAGGGGGAGTAGTGGGTAACAATCTCGGGGCTGCTTTATCTAAGTGGCTCGGATTCGGTGACTACACTGTTAGAACAAACTCTGTAGTCAACAGGGCCTCCACAGGCATTCCAATGATGCACAAGGAGGGGCAATCAGTCACGATTCGTCATCGTGAGTTCATTGCTCAAGTGCGCG